TTCAAAAAGGGAGCAAGACGACGATGATGTTTCTTATCGGAATGATGATGCTCGTCACGGTCCACACTGCATCGGCGCAGATGTTTGGCAGCCCACCGAAGACCGTCACCTATACTAACAAGGCTACCGGCGAGAAGATCGGCACGGCGATCATCTCGAAGGGGATGATCGTGCTGCGTGACAAACACGACGTTCACTACGCGACGATCATCCCGCAGCCGGACGGCACGAGGAAGTGGGTTGACCCGAGTGGCAACCCTATCGACCCGAAGACCACCTTGTTGCCGCTGGACTGACATGCGCATCCCGATCCCGCGCTGGTTGGTGCGGGCTTCGGCTGCGTTCGAGGAATGGGGCAACGTCCCGATCTGGACACGCGTCCCGATCTGGACACGCGGTCGCCTGCAGCTTCGCCGCCTCGATCCGCTGATCGCACTGCTCGGGGTTATCTGTTCGGGTTACTATGGATGGGTCAACGGCTGGCGCGGCGCAGTGTTCAGTCTCATCGCCTACGTCGCGCTGGTGTCGTTCGGTTTGATGCTGCGGGGGAAATATGATCCGTGAACCGGAATTCGCCAAGCGCGTCGCCGAGTGCCGCGAGAAGCGCAACTTGAGTTTGAGCGAATGTGCGCGCCTGATGCATGTCACCCGCCAGCAATTCGGCAACTGGGAGTCGGGTCTGTGCAAGCCGAAGGGCGAGCGGCTGAAACAACTCGCCACCGTGCTGCAGTGTGACAGCGTCTGGCTGCAGCATGGCGAAAGCTCCGAGCTGGAGCAGCGCATCGAGAACGCGATGATGCTGATGCGAGCGGTGGTGCGCGATCTCGATCACATCCACAAGGCGCTTGGAGAAAACGCAAAAAAAAGCCGGGGCATCGCTGACCCGGCTATTTGCACGCTTTCAGATGTTCACGATGACCGCAGCGGTGGGCCGAACACCTGCCAGCCCAACAGCATGAACAGCACGAACAACAGCAACGTGCCTACACCCGCGTACGCGACACCGACCATCCCAAAGTGAACCAGCCCGCCGAACACGAGCCAGATCAACATGATGATCCAGAAGGCCAAACCAAGAGTCATGGTAGTCTCCTCTCATGCCAGAGATGATAGACATTACAGGCCAGCGCTATGGCCAACTGATCGCCATTCGGCCTGTCGAACAGCGTGACCGAAAGTGGTTCTGGTCATGTCGCTGCGACTGCGGCGCGACGATAGTTGTTCAAGGCAAGAAACTTCGGAACGGACATACGCGATCATGCGGCCACTGGCGACAGGATGGCAGTCATAGGCGAACGCATGGTGAGGCTGATAGGACATCGGAGTACGGCACATGGAAAGCGATGCTAGAAAGATGCCGAAACCCCAACAATAAAGTCTTCAAAGACTACGGTGGGCGCGGCATCACCGTGTGCGAACGCTGGCTTCAGTACGAGAGCTTCATCGCAGATATGGGTCGCAAGCCAACTCCAAAGCACAGCATCGAGCGCAAGAACAATGACGGCAACTACGAGCCATCAAATTGCAAGTGGGCCACTCGTCTCGAACAGATGAACAACACTAGACGGACTCAGCGGAGTCCTCGCTAAGCAAATGCTGCACGTCTAAGAACATCTCGTTAGCTTCGCGCTTGACCTCAACCTCCGATCTGTTGATCGGACCCCAGTGCTGGCGCAGATAGCGCAAGCCGACACCAGTAACGAAGACGTGGAAGGCTGGAGCGTACTTGCTCAGAAACTGAAACTTGGCTCCGTCGCCTGAGCCGAAGTTGGCGAGGTCATCTTTCTTCAGCGACACGCCGTTTTGAAACGTCGGAAGGAAGCCGTTCGGGTTGGCCCAGTACTCCTGCAGCAATGGCGGAATTGACGACGAGCAACTGCGGATATTCCAACTCGTTTGATAGCAACTCGCTTCCGCTGTATCAGCCGCAACATTGGTCGCGCTCATGTCGCGCCCCTCGCAGTAACGTCCGCTGCTCTCGCGCGCGCCAAGGCCCAGCATCAACACGAACAGCGCGCGCAGCGTATCGATGCCATCCTCTGAACAGTCCAGGTCGATGGCCGCCAGCTTGTCGCGATACCAGCTGAGCGCGTCCTTGTCGGGGAGGTTGCGGTCAGCCTGTCCTGCCGTCATCGCTATCGGATGACCCTGCATCAGCCGCGTCGCTGCGAGGCCGAAGCACTGTGCGATGCCACAGGTGTAACCGAGCGGCAGCTTGCCGCGATCCTTCCACGAGTAGTTCGCAATCACGCTGTCCTCGGCGATGGCCGCGATCCGTCGCGCCTGATCGGCTGGCATGCGGTCGTTGCCCGCACTCTTCGCGTTCTCCAGGTAGTCGAGCGCCGCCCATGTCTTCGGCCCGACGATGCCGTCGCACGTTACGCCCGAGCCATAGGCAGCCTGATAGCCGCGCACCGCAGCGTCGGTGATCGGGCCGAAGTCGCCATCGGCAGGGAAGACGCCGAGCATGTTCTGCACATAGACAACGTCGGGGCCTTTGTCGCCGATGCCGATAGTCTCGCGGCCCGGCTCCTCCTCCGGTATGACCGGCGGCGTGGTCGGCGGTTTAACTTCAGCTGGCGGCTGCTCCTCGATGCTCTGGCCGGTCAACGCCGAGGCCAGCGCGCTGCAGATCGACTCGAACCGCTCTTCGTACGCCTCGGCGTCGGTGGAGCTGTCCACGAACACCACCTCGACCAGCACGGCTTTTTCATCCGTCGAGTTGAGGAAGAATAGATTATCGCGATACTTGGGGCCACGGTTCGGCAGTCCGGTGACACGTGCGATGGCGTCGGCAACCTTCTTCGCCAAGTCCTTCTGCGTGAGGTAGAGGCACTCTGTCCCCATCGCAGACGACGTGGTCTGGTAAGCGTTGAAGTGGATGCTGCAGTCGAGCGTCCGCTTTTTGCTGTTGTGCCAGTTGACGATTCGATTCAGGTTCTCGTTCTGGCTGTGGCTTTGATCGTCGTGGAACGTCTCCACGGAAATTCCATTGGCGCGCATCAGCCGCGCAACCTCATCAACGACCGCGCGTGCGCAGTTCACTTCGTCCAGGTAACCGCTGGCACCTCGGATGTATTTGCCGTGGCCTGACGAAAGACAGATGTCTGCCATGTGACCCTCTTGAAAAAAGGGACCGCCCGCAAAGGGATGAATGCGGACGGTCCAAGTCTGGGGGAATTACGGTTGCATCTGCAGCTGCCGCGAGCGGCGCTGCCCTGGTGTCAGCTGCAGTTGGTCGGACAGATTGGCGAAGTAGGCGCGCGCCACAGCTTGCTGCTCGGCGGTGCCTTCGTAGTATTGCCGCGCCATCTCCAGATATTCTGCGCTCACGTAGCCGGGCGCGTTCGGATCGGTGGTCTGCCGGAGCGACTCCGGCAGCGGCTCGCCGCGCGCAATGTACTCGCGGCGCAGACCTTCCAGCTCCTCCGGCGTCCAGGTGGAATGCTGCGGCACTCGCTCCGGGCCTTCGACCGGCGGCTTCTCCTTTGGCGGCTCCTCCTCTTCCTTTTGCTTTGGCCAGCCTTTGTAGTCGTCGGAGTCCGGGACCGGGTTCGCTACCTCCAGGCGCGTGGTGTAGCCGACGCCGCGCGTGTACATGTGTTCGGCGATGGTGATGTAATACTCGCCATCGACGCCGGGCCGGGCGTGCTGGATTCTTACGTTCGCTCCGGCCTTGGCGTTAGGCTCGCCGTTGATCAGAACCCAGCCAGTGCCGCGCCGCGCAAGACTGTCCTTGTCGCCGCCGTCGTTGCTCTGAGTGGCAACTTCTTTATCGACCACCGAATGCACCAAGTTCGAGATCGCGGTGGCTCCGCCGAATGGTGTCTTGCCGCCGATGGCTTTCTGGGCGACTTGCCAAGCAGCATTCTGCAGATCGAAGAACCGCGCCGCTGCGCCGCCCCACTGCGCCCGGTTGGTGTACGGCCTGATGCGCCAGCCGATCAGGTTGATGCCCCAGATCGCATCGATGGTCGGCGTCGCTTCGCCATCGGCGTTGACCTTTTCGTTCTTGCCAACGATGACCGCGACCTTGTTCGCGATCTTGAGGACGCCGCCGACACTGGCGGCAATGTCGCTCGCCCACGCCGCCGGGCTAGCATTGATATGCCAAAAGTCACGAGTGACCTTCGCCATCTGCGGCGACAGCTTCACCGTCATGCCGAGCGGGCCGAATACCTTGGTCATCATCTGCTTCAGTGGAATCTGCGCGCTGACCGGCACCTGAGCGCCGTCCTCCGGCTTGCCCGCGCCCTCCGAGCCTTGCTGGACCTCC